AAACCAGGACAAGGCCATCGATCAGTCGATTGATCGCGCCTTGGCCCGTCTCTAACCGCACCTTCTCAGACAAGGACAATATCAATGACCGACGCAGCTGTTATCGCTGATAGCGCCCCCGCGCCCGAAACTGGCGCACCGATCGACGGCGCCGGCTTTTCACCTCAGCCGCTCGGTTCACAAGTCCCGCCGGAAGCACAGGCCAAGCCGGAAACAGCCAAGGCGCCATCGGTTGAGGACAGCATTGACCGTGCCATGGCGAAATCAGCCGAGGCCGCCAAGGCGCCGAAGGTAGAGGCAAAAGCCGATGTCAAAGCACAGCCTGAGGCTAAGGAGCCTGCCAAGCTTGAACAGCCGCGCGAGAATGGCAAGTTTGCTCCGAAGGATGGCGNTAAAGCGCCGGCTGCGGACTCTGCCGTGGCCGTGGACGCGCCTAAGCCGGTAGAGCAGGCCAAGCCGAGCCATACCGCCGAGGACGCTCCAGCGCGCTTTACGGAGACGGCAAAGGCCAAGTGGGCGTCGGCCGATCCTGAAATCCGCGGCGAAGTGCGGCGGATGGAGAAGGAGCTGACGGACGGCTACCAGAAACACAAGCAGGCCGCCGAGCGCGACGGCGAGATTGCTGACTTCCACGAATTAGCGACGAAGCACGGAACGAGCGTCAAGGAAGCCCTGACCAAATACACCAACATGGAAAACCTGCTGCGGCAGGATGTCGTCAAGGGCCTGTCGGCGATCTGCGAGAATGCAGGCGTGTCGCTGAAGGACGTTGCGGCCCATGTGCTCAACCAGACCCCGGATCAGCAGGCGTCGCAGTCAGATGCCACGATCCGCGAATTGAAGGCCGAGCTTGCCAGCCTCAAGGAACAGGTTGGTGGCGTCACTCAGACATTCCAGCAGCAGCGCGAGCAATCGACGCTGACCGAGATCAACAAATTCGCAGAGCAGAACCCGCGCTTCGAAGAACTGGCGGAAGACATCGCCTTCTTCATGAAGTCGGGCCGCGCGAAGGACCTTCCAGAGGCCTACAGCCTAGCAGAGCGGCTCAACCCCGCTCAGGCCGCAGCCGCTGTCGTACCAGCAGCCTCATCCGCTGCCCCTCCGATCCCAGAGGCTCATACCCTCGCAGGTCAAAAATCCATCACAGGCGCACCGTCAGCCAGCCTCACAAGCACAGGCCGAAAACGCGCTGCCCTTTCACTCGATGCAGCCCTCGATAAGGCCTTCGGCCACGCAGGGTAGGAGAAACATCAATGGCCATTAATCCGGTCGCAAACTATCAGCAGGTGCTGTCTATGGCACTTGAGGAGCGGTCCCCTGCCTGGCAGGATCTCGTCTCCAACGGCAACGCACTGCTCGCAGTGCTCAAGCGCAAAGGCCTGTGGGAGTCCTATTCGGGCCCCCGCATTCGTGAAACCCTCCAGATCGCCAAGCAGGATGCCCAGTGGTATTCCGGCTATGACTTCCTGGATAACCCCCCGATCGAGCTGTTCAACGACGCCTATTACACCCCCAAGATGGTGGCGATCCCGATCAGCTTGACCATGGAAGAAATCCTGAACAACCAGGGTGAGAACCAGCTCAAGCCGGTCCTGAAGTCCTACATGAAGGCTGCGGAAGCCTCCCTGGAAGACACCATGGACATCGCCATCCACTCGGACGGCACGGCCAACGGCGGCAAGCAGCTGACCGGCCTCGCAACCGCGGTGCCGATCGTGACCAACGCCGGCACCTATGGCGGCATCGACCGCGGCGCCAACGCTATCTGGCGTACCACGACCTATGACGTTCATACCGCGTTCCCGACCATCGGCACGCAGGTGACGTCAACCACGATCCGGCCCTTCCTGAATCGCATCATGACTGCCCGTTCGCGCGGCCGTCGTCATGCGGATCTGCTCTTGATGTCGCCGGAGCACTACGAGGCTTACGACGCCGCGACCCTCGCGATCCAACGCACCACCAAGGAGAGCGGCGGCCTCGGAACGCTGGGCTTCTCCACGCTGCAGTACATCGGCGGCGGCAAGCAGGCTGAAATCGTCATGGACGGCGGTATCGGTTCGAACATGCCGGCGAACACGACCTACGGTCTGGACACGGACAGCCTGCGCCTTCGGTACAACCCGAGCCGCAACTTCGACAAGCTGTTTGAAGGCGATGGCCAGAAGCCGATCAACCAGGATGCGCTCGCGCAGTTCATTGGTTGGATGGGCGAACTGACCATGACCAACCCGCTGTTCAACTGGCGCATGTACGATTCCAACCCTGCAGCGTGATAACGCTCTCTAACGTGGAGAACTGAAATGCCTTTCAACGTCACTCCCTCCCTTGGGGCGGATCTCGATTACAACGGGACCATGCCTTACTACGACGGCAGCAATGCTAACCCGTCGCCACAGCTCGGTGTGGCCGTCATGAGCAACGACGGCCATCTCTACAAGTGGGTGAAAGCATCCGGCGCAATCGCAGCTCTCGCATCGCCCGGCACGGCTGTCACCATCACTGAACCGGCCCAGACGGCCATTGCCGGCGCGGGTGGCTTCAATGCCCCCGTCGCTGGTGTGGCATCCGGTGCCTATTTCTGGGCGCGAAAGACCGCGCTCTAATAGCCCTCCCAAACTGGCCCGTCGCTTAATCGCGGCGGGCTTTTTCTTTGCATTCCCTCAGACGGAGAAATCCAATGGCTACGACCGACCCGCTCGTTATCCCGAAATTCTTCATTCACACGACCGAGAATAAGGCAAAGTCGAAAACGGCAGGGCGCCCGATCTTCGATGACATGGAATGTGTCGAAGTCCGCTTTGCCGGCAATCGCCAGACGGTCAGTGTGTTTCCCGCGCATACGATTTGCGGTGAGACCCAGGACGAGGACGGTGACTCCCGCCCGATCACATATGCAGAGCGCTGGCCTGATCAGTACAAGCGCTTCAAAGCCAAGAGCCAGCAGATCGCCGCAGGTACGCCTGTCGATGAACTGCCGTTCCTCACTCAGGCCCGGCGCTCTGAACTGAAGGCGCTCAGCATCTACACCGCAGAGGCCTTGGCTGCTCTCGACGGCCAGGAACTGAAGAACATCGGGCAGGGTGGCCGTGAACTGAAGAACCAAGCTCAGGCCTATCTCGATGCTGCGGCTGGCACTGCCGATATCACCGGCATGGCATCGAAGATCGAAGCGCTTGAGCAGCTGGTTGCCGAGCTTCGTTCGGAGAAGGTCGAAGACAGCGGACAATCGCAGTTCGAAAGCTGGTCTGCTGATCAGATCAAAGACTGGATCGAAGAGAAGCTTGGTGAGCGTCCGAAGGGGAACCCCTCGCACGCTACACTTGTTAAGCGTGCGGACGAGATCAATGTTGGTCTCGCCGAAGAGGCAGCCTAGGAGGCTATCATGGATCCGTCGATCGTATCATTCCGCAAGGTTGTTGTTGATGAGTCGGTGCCTGAAAAGGATCGCGTCGAGATCGATGCCGTCGAAATCCGGCTCAGCGACGCCAATGTCGTGGTGCTTCCGGCGACGGATATCAACCCGGAGACGGGCGAGCGTTACTGCGATCTGTATGCCGACAAGTACAAGGCGTTTCAGAACGGTGAAGTCGATCCCGACCGGGCTGCGCAGCTCAAGTCGGAAATCGAAGACCGCCAGAACGAACTGAAGGGCCGAGGCAAGGACGACAAGCGCGTCCAGGAAAACCTCGGCTACGGCAGGGTCGGTGACGATGCCAATCCACAGCAGGCCAAGGTAGCGGCCGGCACCAAGGACAAGGCAGCCGAAAAGACCGCGCCGAAGAAGAAGGCCAGCTAAATGTCGGTATTGTCCGTCTGTCAGGAAGCAGCGATCGAGCTCAACCAGGCTCAGCCCACTTCTCTCTTCTCGACGACGGACAAGCTGTCACTGGAACTGCGCACGCAGGCGAACAATGCAGCGCGTGCGATTGCGCAGTTCTATGACTGGCGGAAGCTGACCAAGCTGGCGACGCTCACGGGCGATGCGGTTGAGACGTCTTTCGATCTGCCGGATGATTATGACCGGATGCCGAAGAAGGCGGCGGTTCATTCCAGCAGCTGGATCAACTCGAATTTCTATCCGGCGCGCGATCTCGACAACTGGCTGTACCTGCAGGAAGTAAACTTCTCGGGCAATCCGGGAACGTGGATTATCCTCGGCGGCCAGATGCAGATTTACCCGGCCATCTCCACGACGGAAACGGCACGATTCTATTACATTTCGAAGAACATTGTGGTCGGCGACAAGCCGGCCTTCACGGTCGATGCCGACACGTTCATGTTGTCGGAGACGGTCCTCAAGCTCGGCATCATCTGGCGCTGGCGTGCATCGAAGCGGCTGGAATACGCCGAGGATATGCGGAATTACGAAATTGCCCTTGCGGATGAGGTTGGCAAGGATCGTGGTCCGAGGATTCTGACGGTCGGCCAGCAGCGCAGCTCATATAATATGACAACCGCTTATCCACGGGCTTTAGGCTCATGAGGCAGCCCGCAGCGCGCATTAAACCGCGTACAGCTAGTCTGCAGACGTTCCCGGCGCCGATCGGCGGTTGGATCAAGAACCAGAGCCTGCTTGCTCCGAATGCGCGGCGACCGGACGGGACGAAGGTCAACGGCGCGTTTGTACTGGAGAACATGTTTCCCGAGGCGACCACGGTTCGTATGCGGGCCGGGTCTGACCTCTACGCGACGGTTGGCGATGGTTCGGAAGACGTTGTCTCATTCCTCACCTATGTGAACGGCAACAATCGGTCTCTTTTCGCCAGCACCGAGACCGCTGTCTATGACGTAACCAGCCCTGTGATCGCTTTCAACCTGGTAGATCACAGTGGGAACTTTCTAACGACGGATACGGGCGATCATCTCATCCTATTCCCGGATTCCGAGATCGCACCTGTCGTCGATAGCCTTGGTGGCGGTTTTTGGGTTGGCGTGCAGTTTGCTGACGCAGACGGGGATATCTATCTTCGCGCGGTCAATGGCATCGACACGCCGATTATCTATGATGGAGCAACCTGGGGCACGACGCCGGCCATTACCTTCCCGGTCGGAGCGGGTGTTACCGCAAACGATCTTTCTTATGTCTGGGTCTATAAGCAGCGCCTGTTCTTCATTCAGAAGGACTCGCTCGACGCCTGGTACCTGCCTGTTAACGCCTTGGGCGGGGAACTGAAGAAGCTTCCGATGGGTGGTGTCTTCGCCCGCGGCGGCTCGCTCATGTTCGGCGAAACGTGGTCGCTGGAGTCCGGGGCAGGCGGTCTATCTGAGCAATGCGTGTTCATCACCACTGAGGGTGAGGTTGCCGTCTATCAAGGCGCCGATCCCGACGACGCGGATACGTGGTCAAAGGTCGGTGTTTACCGCATCGGCAAGCCCCTTGGGCCTCAGGCGCATATCCGAGCGGGTGGCGATCTCGTTATCTCGACCGATGTTGGCTTTGTTCCGCTCTCGACAGCGGTTCAGCGGGACTTCGCGGCACTATCGCCCGCCGCGGTGTCCTACAATATCGAAGTTGCATGGAACGAGGCCGTAGCTAACCGCTCGTTGTCTGACTGGCATTGCGAGGTCTGGCCGACGAAGCAGATGGTGCTGATCGCGCTGCCTACGCCGATCGGCACTCAGGCGCAGATGCTGGTGGCCAACTCTCGAACCGGTGCATGGGGTCTCTATACTGGCTGGGATGGTCGCTGCGTTCAGCTGTTCGGGGATCGTCTGTTCTTCGGCTCGGCCAATGGAAAGGTCATCGAGGCCGAGATTACGGGGCTGGATCAGGGCAACGTTTACACCTCTGTCTGTGTGCCGCTGTTCGATCCACTGAAGTCGCCGGCTTCCATGAAGACCGGGCTTCTGGTCCGAGCAACCGTGCTTTCGTCGCAGCGTGTCACGCCTCAAGTGTCGTTGCAGAATGATTTCGTTGTGAGCCTGCCTGCGCCGCCGGACAGTATCGCCGTCGTCGGGTCTAATCTTTGGGGCGTGGGCATCTGGGGCCAGTCCGTGTGGTCGGCTCAGGTCGCCAAGCTCACGTTCCAGGAATGGCAGTCTGCGCCAGGCTCCGGTTATGCACTTGCGCCAGCCATGCAGGTCACGAGCGGTTCGCTATCGCCGCCTGATGTCGAATTGGTGAGTATCGATCTGACCTTTGAGCTGGCGGACATCGTTACTTGATCGAGGTCCAGTTCTCCGATCCTGAGAAGAACCCGGAGTTCAACGAAGCGGTCGGGAATTTCGTCTCTAACATCATCTACGGAGTGCCGGGACGGTTTTCGCAGTATTGTTCACTCGCCGTTCTTGACGAGAGTGTGGTGATCGCTGGCGTTCTCTATCATCACTTCAGCCCGAAAGACGGCGTGATGGAGATGAGCGCCGGTTCACTTGATAAGAGATGGCTCACGCGGCCAGTTCTAAAGGCCATGTTCACGGTGCCGTTTGATCTATTCGGATGCCAGATGGCCGTTCTTCGTGTGTCTGAGCACAACAAGCCGATGCTGCGCATCGCTAAGTCCTACGGGTTCAACGAGTACATCATTCCGAGATTGCGTGGTCGCGACGAGGCCGAGCACTTGCTTACGCTGACCGACGACGGTTGGCGCGGCAATCGATTTAACAAAGGTCGGTAATGGCAAAAGACACTCCATCAGCACCCGTTGCGCCAGATCCGGTAGCGACTGCTGCCGCTCAGGGCAACATGAACCAGAACACTGCGACGACGCAGCAGCTTCTGAACATGACCAATCAGGTTGGGCCCGATGGCTCGCTGACCTATAACCAGACCGGAAACAATTCGTTCACGGGCGCCGATGGCAAGACCTATAGCGTTCCGCAGTTCACCGCGACGACGACGCTTTCACCAGCTCAACAGGCGCTGCAGGATCTGACGAACAAGACCAAGGCCAATCTGGGCCAGATCGGCGTGGATCAGTCCGCCAAGATTGGGTCATTGCTCGGAACGAACCTGAACCTCAACAATGATGCGACCGAAGCACGGTTGATGGAGCTTGGTTCGAAGCGCCTTGATCCTGCTCTAGCCCGCAATGAAGAAGCCTTGCGTACTCGATTGGCTAATCAGGGTCTCCAGCCCGGCTCGGCCGCTTTCAACGCCGAGATGAAGCAGTTTGGCGAGACCTCGAACGACGCCCGCAACCAGCTGCTGCTGACCGGACGCGGGCAGGCGGTTCAGGAGGCGCTGACTGAGCGCAATCAGCCTCTGAACGAGATTATCGGCCTCATGTCCGGTTCGCAGCTGACTGCGCCGACGTTCGGCAATACCCCACAGACACAGGTTGGCGGCGTGGACTATGCCGGCATGGTCAACAACAATTTCAATGCACAAAACCAGCAGTATCAGGCCAAGCTCGGACAGCAGAACGCCGCCATGGGCGGCATGTTCGGCCTTGGCGGCACGCTTGGCGGTTCTGCACTGCAGGCAGCTGGAAAGGCAGGCAGCTTTGCAGCGCTGTTCTCCGATCGCCGACTGAAGTCCGATATTGAGCGCGTCGGCACCACTAAGCATGGACTGCCGTACTATGAATACACGATCTTCGGCGAGCGCCAGCGCGGCGTGATGTCCGATGAAGTTCGACAGGTCTTGCCTGAAGCCGTGATTGTCCACCCGAGCGGATTCGATATGGTCCGCTATGACATGCTGGGGCTTGCATAATGGCCTTTGTTTGGGGTGACGGCGGCGCACAACTGACGCCTGAAGCTATCGCGGCTCAGCGCAAGGTCGCCCAGGCCATGATGGCGCGTGGTGCTGATTACTCGCCCGTGCAGTCGGCATGGCAGGGTGCAGCGCGGGCTGCAGAGGGACTGCTTGGCGGGTGGCAGGCCGGGCAGGCAGATGCCGCGACCCGCGAAAATGTATCTTATAACAAAGACTACATCGCGAACCTTCCGAACATGTTGGCTGCGCCCGGCGCGCCAGCGGTCGCAACGGCTCCGGCCGCGCCTTCCGTTCAATCAGCCGCAACTCCAATGGGTACGGCGGCAATTCCGGCCGGCAAGGACGAATTCGTTTCGACCGTTATGCCATTGGCGATTGCGGCATCGGAAAAGACCGGAATTGACCCCCGCATCATCGTTGCACAAGCAGCGATCGAGAGTGGATGGGGTAAGAGCGCGCCGGGCAATAACCTGTTTGGCATCAAGTCTCACGGCGCCCCCGGCGGCAATGTGTTGCCGACTACCGAAGTGGTAGACGGACAACCGGTCAGGATTCGCGACTCATTCGCCGCATATGCTTCCCCAGCCGAAAGCGCTGCCGGGTACGCTGATTTCATCAATAAGAACCCGCGTTATGGTGCCGTTAAATCTGCGCAAGGTCTTGATGCGCAGGTAGCTGCCTTGGGGCAGTCAGGCTATGCCACAGACCCGAGCTATGGTGCTAAGGTCGGCGCTATTGCACGCAGTCTGCCTGGGGCGCCCCCGGCAGTTATAGGGCCGAACGATCCGAGCCCGCTTGATACGGCGGCCTACCCGGCCGGGCCGATGCCGGCGGCGCAGGCGCCGTCTCCTGCTGTCCAGACGGTCGCGCAGGCGATGCCACAGGGCATCAACCCGAAATTGCTCGCTGGCTTGGCTGACCCGCGGCTAGACGAGGGTACCAAGAAAATTCTTGGCGCCATGCTGCAGCAGCAAATGAAGCCGAATGAGTTTGGCTTCCAGTCTCAGCCGGATGGTACGATCCTTCGCACCGATCCCCGAACCGGCAACGTTACGCCGGTCTATCAGGGCGCAACCAAGCCGACATTCGGGATCATTGGTGAGAGTGAGGACGGCAAGAAGACTTATGGCTTCATCGACCCCGTAAAGGGCACAGCCACTCCGCTGCAGCCCCCGAAAGCTGGTGATGACCGGCCGACGATCACCTTGCCTGATGGGAAAGAGGTAGTTGTCCCCAAAGGCGTGGACGTTAAGTCGGCCAGAACCGAGGCTTCAAAAGCTTGGGCCGATGCTGCGACGGGCAAGAAAACTGAAGTGCAGGGCAGTGCAGAGCAGTTTGCTAACCGCCTAGAGAACGCAGAAAAGAACTTTGGCGGCGTCGCTACGGAAGGCGTTGGCGTTTCTGGTGCCACACAAGGGATCGCCGGGAGCGTACCCGTGGTCGGCGGCTTCTTGCAGTCCGGTAATTACCAGAAGATGCAGCAGGCTAAGCAAGAGTGGGTTACGGCTTTGCTCCGTAAAGAATCTGGAGCCGCGATCGGCAAGGATGAGTTCACACAGTACGACAAGCAATTCTTCCCGCAGCCTGGCGACAAACCGGATGTGATAGCCCAAAAAGCTGAAGCCCGCGCTGTCGCTATTGAGGCAATGAAGAAAACCGCCGGACCTGGCTATAAGCCGCCTGCCGCCACTGCTCCAGCCTCACGCGCTCCCACAGCCCCGCCCCCCGCAGCCGGTCCATCTGAAGGCGCCACGGCCACCAATCCAAAGACTGGTGAGAGGGTGATCTTTCAGCGCGGACA